CCTATGTTTGTTCCTATACCTGAGGATCCGCCTTCAGTCACAGGTATTAAAACTTGTGCCCAAGGCAAATCACCATCTGGTACGTCAGTTGTATTTTCACTATGCACACCAAATATTCTAACTTTTACTCTACCGAGTTCTAGTGGATCATTTAAACTTTTTACTGTGCCAATAAACCATCGCGTTTCATCACCATAGTAATCTTTATGCGTATTAGGTATCATTGACCAGACCTCAAAAAAGAATCATTTTTGAAAGATGCGTTCTTTACACATTCTAGTTCTATATCATACTTCTCTGCGCGTATTGAATGTTTACAAGCGTAGATTAAGTAATCACCAGACTTTTTCAAATCAAAACGTAGTCCAGCATCATTAGGTTTATTTGATTTGAATCCTAATCTAACAATGCTTCCAACTGACCTGTGATTAGTGCCGTCTAAAAATCCTGCACCGCTTACACGTACACGCATTGTTTCTTTTAAAAGTATATGCTTCATTGATCTATTATATGCTTTTTGTATATGTCCTTTACCAGGTTCTTGATCATAACTTCTAAATCTGTTGGTGCCGTCTTCGTAAGCTCCACTTTGACTTAGCTGATAAATTTTTCTTGCATTTTTTTCATTTATTCTATCACCATCAATTTCTAAATTAAAAGGCATATTGTGTCTTCTATCAGACTTTGCCGGTAAAAGTGTACTCAAAGGTTCTTCCGCATTTAAAAACTGCTTTGTTGGTTTAGCAGCGTGAGAATCATAATAACTATACGTAGAACTAATTAATCCTTTTTCAACTAAACCAAACAAATCATCTACATTTTTATGTTCATATTTCATAATAGGATAGTTTCTGAATACACCACCTTCTATTTCTGTGTATAGATTATGAAGACCGTGTATAAAAGGAGCCTTAGTATTAAAAGGACGTTCATTTAGCATATCATCTAAACTTATTAAGTTTAAAGCCGGACCATCAAAAACTGAAAACAAATAATAAGGTATACCATCGCGGGTTGTCATTCTGTTTTTAATCCAACACATAGCATCTAGAGGTTGCATGTTTGGAACTATTACTTTTAATTTATTTTGATATACATCACCTGTGTTAATTATTTCTTTTTGCAGATAGTCTTTTGAAATATTTTCTATAATATCTACAGGTGAACCACTGTAGCTTTTATTGACATTTATAAATCTAGAAATAAATGCAATGTCTTCAATCATATGAAAAGTAATTAATTCAGTTGTTTCATTAGCTTTAACTGTACTGATAACTCTATCGATGATAAATGTTTTTTCTATTCTTTTACTTGATTTTGTTTGTTTAAGAGCTATCGTTACCGAATCACCTCCATCAAAACCTAGTCTATCATATAATCTTTCAGTATCTATAAATGCGACCTGTCCTGTAATATAAGGCAAATCTATGTGCTCAAATATTTCTATATCTGTTACTAACCCGTAAATGTTAATCCCTGCTGGATTGACAAAGGTATTAGAATTTAGAATAACTGATTCTAATTCTAAACCCCTAGTAACTCTTTCTTGACTTTCAGACATTAGGTATCAATTGCTTGCTTGAATATTGCGTTAATTTCTTCTATGTTTTCTTGTCTTATAACTCTAATTAATCTTAAGTCTTCATTATCTTCGAAGTATCTATCAATATGAGTTACTTCCGTAAGAAGTGCACCAGGTGCAGATTGTGGATCTATATCAACTCTTTCTCCATCACCATCTATATAGTGATGTGACGCTAAATGCTCGTCACCTGTTGAATTAATTATGACCTCACCTGTCACACCTGCAATCTGTGTTACGTTACGTACTACTTCCCCTGCTATAAAATTTGCAGTTGTCTTTTTATCTACGATGATATTGCCAAGATCTAAGTGTCTACGTAGCACAATTCCTCTAGCACCGGATTGTAAACCTTCCACAGTTTCTCCTGGCAACATGACACCAGTTAATGAGTTTCTTGTGTTGATAAAAGTATGTGGAAAATCGACTTTTACTTTTTTTTCTATTTCACTGTTTGATAGAGGCCAACCTCGCTCTTTTATCTTATCATTCATTAAAGCAAATGTCCAATGATAAGTTGGAACACCATATAAGTAAGAAGAAGTTTGATCAGGCCTATCACCATCTTGCACATTGTATAGAGTATAGAATGAAGAATTATTTTTTAATGATTCAAATATATCGATATTAGCAGAAATGTTTTGAAATATTTCTGATGTAACTCTCTGGCCACCTATTTCACTTAAGTTGCCAAACACATATGGTATTTTAGGAAAGTGTCTGAAGTAGTCCATTAGAAACCTGCCTCTACATCTTGTCTGCTCAATGCTCTGTACTCTTGGAATATTAATGTCAAATCGATTTCAGATGGTTGTCCATCATAATGAAACACAGCAGCAGTTCCGTTGACCGTAGTAGTCATATCTCTTAAATAGCATAAGAGTATTTTTGGAACTTTTAAAGAACCATTATTAAAATTAAAATCTATCTTAAAAATGTTTGGAAATTTATAACATATAGGCAAGCCACCTCCAATATCAATTGATTCTGGATACAGTTCACTTCTAAAAGATCTTATTATTTTTTCAATCTGTAAAGCCTCAGGAGCAGAAGTTGCAATTAGTTTAAATTGAAAAGTAAAATTACGTATGTTAGGTCTATCAAATATAGCGCGTGTCCCAGTGTTTATTCCTGTTTGCGTAGCAGTTTGTAGTGCAGCTTTTGCTCCTTGGCCCGGTACAAATCTATTCACAGCTCTAGCAGCTGCTACCTGCGCAGCCTCTTGTTCTAAAGCACCTGTTACAAGATCAAACATGTTTGTTATACCACTGAAAACTGCTTGGTTCAATGCACTCAATAAAGCACCACCGTTATTAGCAACTCCAAGTGCAGTTAAACCGCCGGGACCTATATCTACTGGATTATAGTTGACACCATCTTGATAAACAAGACCAGGTGGCAAGTGTAAGTATATAATTGGTGCCTCTGGACTTCTAAATGTTTTTAGATTAGTAGCTTTTTGAGCAACAGACCCGGCAGCTGCATCTATTTGAAACTCAGATTCTGCTATACGTCCTCCAAGTGCACCAGGTGATAAACCAAGTTTTTTAGTATCACCACCTACTACTGCAGTGTCTGGGTTAGGATTATTTCCAAAATCATCCACGCCATCAAATCCACTTCCAGTACCCTCTCTATTTTTGCGACCATCGAAACTTTCTATAAATTCAGCTGTGTCTTTGGCAGCAGCATTAAGTTTTTTTAAAGCTTTATCAAACATATTTTGAGTTGCTTTAGCATCGACTTGATATGATTTTATTTTATGTACAGTGAATCTCATCCTGGCTGGATAATTATTTACATCGTTGGTTGGGTATGAAAGAATCTCACTCCTACCTTTAGCCATACCTGCTCCAGAAGTAACACCTCCACGTGGCAAAGATACAGCTTTAGATAATAGCTTTACAGTATCTGCTTGTGAAAAGTTAGCTTTCGTAATACCTTGTCCTTGAGGTGACCTAGCAAAATTTCTTGCTGACATCATATCACTACTGCGATCGCGTGCCATGCTGACTCCTATAAATAAAAATATCTGAAACTATTTATAACGAAAAATGCCGTATTCTGGAAAGTATAAACCAAACACAAATAAGTACAGAGGTGATCCTAGCAAAGTGATATACCGATCACACTGGGAAAAGCTTTGCTTTATGTGGTGCGATAACAATCCAAATGTAAAACATTGGAGTTCAGAAGAAACAGTAGTGCCTTATCTTTGGGAAATAGATAAGAAGATGCACAGATATTTCGTTGATTTGAAAATAACATTTAACGACGGCAAGACAATCTTAGTAGAAATAAAACCCGATAAAGAAACAACACCACCAAAGAAACCAGACAAATCTAAAAGATATATTGGTGAAGCATTAACATATGTAAAGAATATGAATAAGTGGGAAGCAGCGACCAAGTATGCTAAGGACAGAGGATGGGACTTTCAGATATGGACAGAGAACACGTTAAAAAGTATGGGAATCATGAAAGAACAAAAAGGTAAGTTAAAACCTTTAGCACCTTTAAAGCCTTTCCGCAAAAAGCGTAAAAAATGATATAAATACTTGTATGTCTAATCTATTTCAAAAGTTAGAGTTTGAAGCTTTTCGTGCTGGTATAAACCCACGTACAAAAGAAGCACAAAATTGGTTTCGTAAAAAAGCACAAGCGATGGGTAGAATCAATAGACAAGAACTATTGCAAGATGATCAAGTAAAACTCGTAAACAGGCAGAATCCATTGATTGGCTCTATGAATATGTTCTTCTATGATCCAAAACATAAAGATACATTACCTTACTACGACAGGTTTCCCTTAGCTATAATAGTTAAACCGGCGCCTGGTGGATTTTATGGATTGAACTTACATTATTTGCCAAACGTTTTAAGGGCAAAATTTTTAGATGCTTTATTAGATATAACAAACAATGATAAGTATGATGAAACAACAAAATTTGATGTAACTTTAAAGCTTTTACAATCATCCAGTAAAATGAAATTTTTTAAGCCGTGTTTAAAACACTATCTTACACGACATGTAAGATCAAGACTTGCCAGAGTGCAGGCACCTGAATGGGAGATTGCTACATTCTTACCAACAGCAGATTTCCAAAAATCAGGTAAATCTTCTGTATATAGAGATTCAAGGAAAATGATCTGATGTCAATTAACTTAGAACAATTCAAAGGTGAAATATCTGCAAAGAATGGACCAGCAAGATCCAATCTTTTTATGATTGAGCTACCGGCTTTTCCGGGAGCCACGACTCGAGCTGTTAACTTACTATGTAGAGATGTAAACTTACCAGGAAGACAAGTAGCTACATATGATAAAGAAATCGGAACAAAGAGAGAAAAAGTTGTTTACGGCGCGGTTAGCGATGATGTAAACTTATCTTTTCTTTTATTGAATGATTATGGGATAAAAGAATACTTTGAAAAGTGGCAACAAGC